TTTTAAAGATGAATTGCCATCTTCATCTTTCATTATATCATAAGCATCTTTACCATCAAAGTAATGGCCGTCATAAGTTTTCTTTTTAGTCATTATATTACCCTTTGTCCATAAGTTAAAAGCAAAACTAATATAAGAGCAAATACTGCTGCTCCTATTAGGTCGTATGTCTTGTTACTCATATTATACTTTCCTTCCCATTGTTTTAATATCTGTACTATCTACAACTTGATAAGCACCTTTATTATATGCAATACCAATTGTTTTACCAGCCGGCAATTGTGTAGCATAAGTTCTTTTGTATGTATCACCAACCACTCTATCACTTGTAGGTATAGAATCTCTTACTTTATAATCAGGTATATCAAAACCTTTATGGTTACTGATTACTCTACCTTTATTGTTTAACTTTAAACCAATAGACTTTAACCATCTGCGATATTGAGTTAAGGCCAGTTCTAATTTTTGTTTATTTGTTAACATTATTTTTTATTAATTATATCTGGTGTCAACATATCTACAGTATTTACAATAGTTTTACCTGCATATACAACTGTTGAACCTGCAACATCTACTACAGCAATAGTGGTACTGCAATTTGTCAATATTAATAGTGATATTATAATACTAATTTTTGCTAACATTAGTTTTCCCCATATAATTTACCCATTCTTCAACTGTCATACCTTTAGAATTGACGTGTGATTGTTTTTTATAATTAAAAGATTTTGTATCTAAACTTTTTACTGTAAGTTCTATAGAATTTGTATTTGAGTTAACCTCACTCAAAATAGAACCTTTTTTAATTTTCATAGTTCTATCACACATATTATTTACCGTATTTACTTTCAGTTTCTAATTGTAATTGTATATCAATATCCGATTCTGCTTTATCCACATCTTCTTGTAATGTATCTCTAAACTTAACAGCAATAACTCTAGCTGCTTCTGGATCTTGATGGTCTATTTCATTAATAATTTGATTGAGTATCTCAATCTGTATTAGTTCAATGTTTGTCATTATATAGTCTCCTTGTTGTTAATAATTTTTTAAAGTTTTTTTAATAGTATTAAGATTCTTTATCATTCTACTACAAGTTCTTTTCATACTTTGTAATATAAAAATACATTGTACCATACTTAATAGATAGATTGCAAAACAAAATCCAATTAAAATATCTGTGATTACCATATTATACTGCCTCCGCATATTTGTCAAGCATAACTTCGCCTTGATCGTTTTCGTCATTAATAACTACACCAAGATGCTCTTCTGTTTGATCATCAAAACCACTATCATAATAATCCAATTCTAACTGATCTGAATCTTCTTTAATTAGGTTTTTTACATTATCACTAGTAATACCACCATATTCTAAAGCAAGGTCTCTTGCTTGATTAGCATCTTTAGCTTTAACAAAATAAGCAACTTGTACAGTGTAATCTTGCACAACTCTATAAACACTTTTACCAACATCCTCTATATTTAAATATATCATAATTAACCTCTACTTTCCATTACCATTTCATAGGCAATATCATCATAATCCATATTTGTAATTAGTTCAATATTTTCAATTTTACTTAACATGTCTGCTGCTTGAGATTGTGTTATTTCATTATTAAGTAAAAGCTCTCTAACAGCATCTGCTTTTTTCTCTGCAACTTCTACTGCGTAATCTTTAGTTTTCATATTATAGTCCTTTAGTTCAATTTATACATATAAGGTATCATACTGGAATACTTAATACAAGCGTTATTTTACATTTTTTAAAAGAAATATGTGTTTATATTCAATAACTTATTATTATAATTGTTCACGTTTTGTTCTAATGAAGGTGAGAAACGAATTATCTCCAATGATTTTTAACCCATTCTTGATTTGATTCATGGGGGTCGGGTTTGCCATGAAAGACGGCAATCTTTGAGTTCTTATCTTCCTCATAAGTTTGTTCTTTAGAATCATATCTAGGATTATTTCTGTCATACCATTTGTATGAAAATGACCAATCATCTGGATATATTTTTAATATATCTTTATCACGTATTATATCTGTAATAACTTGTTGATCGTTATGATAATTATTATAGTGATCTTGCCATTCTATATAATTTTTCCATATAATAGAGGCCGTATCATTATTCCATTTCATTATACTGGAATTGTATTCATTAAATTCTCTTTCGAAATCATTTATTATACAAAATGAATTATCTTCTCCATAAGTAGCAAAACAATCAATATTTTTTGTAATGACTATATCTATATCAAAATATAGGTTTACACCTTGAAGTCCAATATCAGTATTAAATAATTGTAATTTATTCCACCAACCCTTATAACCTTTTAATGGTAAGTCTTTATAAATGATGTCTCCATAAACATGATCAAACATATTAGTATGATCCGTAAAACAATAAAACTTATAAGGTACAGTCAAATGCCTTTGCACCATATTATATAATTTTTGAACGTAATCTCTAGTGTATTTGTTACCATAAAAAACACAACAAACATTTATCATAATGTACTATGGCCAGCCTTTGCAATATAATAAGCATCTATTATATCTGTTACTGGATTGTTTAATGTAGGTATATCAAATGTTTTCATCATGTTTGTACCAGTATCGGTAGTAAACTGTTCATACATCTTTTGTTTATCTGCGTTACCTTTACCTGTGGCAAACTTCTTAATAACACTTGGTACTAATATCTTATAATCATATTGTTTTAATCTATACTTTAATATACCACCATTCTCTGCAATTTGAAATACAGCCTGACCTTTACTTCCAAAAGAATACCCTTCTATAAAGATTTGTGGATTCTCTAATTTGTTTATGATAGATAATGCCCAAGTGGATAGATTGGCAAATCGTTCTATAGGATTAATGTACTCTGTATGTTCTGTACCTAGTATGTTCTTCATCATATTACCAATATGTTTTTTCTTACTAGTTAAATAGTAAAAATAACAATCTTCAAACTTAAAACTACCGTTACTGACACAAATTGCTGGTGAATTTAAACTAAAATCAATTCCAACTATCGTTATCTTCATTTTCAACCTCAATCTCATCTTGTTGATCATCATAAGGTTGATCATCAACTTCATGCCCACAAAATGGACATGTTGTAGGATCTAGTTCCGTTTTTTCGTTATCCCATACAAGGATATATTTTGTTTTACAGTCATCACACTTTTTAGGAAGTTTAGTATTCATTATAGTTTAAATTTCTTAAATTGATCTTTCTTAACATCTTGTTTAATACCACCAATAACATAACTTTCAATTTCAGTTTCTTGTGGTGCATTTTGCATTGATTTACTATTTAACCAATGATCTACCCATGGTAATGGATTTATCTTAGTATCATACTTAGGTTCTAATCCAATGGCCTTCATTCTACGATTTGCTGTGTACTCTACAAATTGATGCAATAGTTTTTCTGATAAACCTATCATAGAACCTTGTGAGAACAAATAAGTTGCCCATTGCTTTTCTGATTTAACAGCATCATCATACATCTTATATACTTCTGCGTCTGTATCTTTAATAACCTTTAACATTATTTTATCGTTTTCAACGTCTTTATAGTTATTAATAATTCTTTGCGATACGGCCAGATGTTGACTTTCATCTCTTGCAATTAATGAAATTATCTTTGCTGAACCTTCTAATAGTTTTAATTCACCAAAAGCAAAACTACATGCAAACGATACATAAAATCTTAATCCTTCCAATATGTTTACTGTAATCAATGCCAACCATAATTTTTTCTTTAACTCATACATATCAACTTTATCCGGATTCAAGTGATACTTGTAACCCATTTCTATTAAATCATCATAACATTTAGTTACAGATTCAGCACGTTCTTCAATCTTCTTATCTTCTATAATTGTGTCAAAGATTTCACTTGGATTTGCATATAGATTTTTAATAATGTATGTATATGATCTGCTGTGTATTGTTTCCATAAAATCCCACGTTACAATACAACCCTCTAATTCGGGTAAAGAACAAAACGGTAAAAATGCCAAACAAGGTCCACGTCCTTGTACGCTATCTAACATTGTTTGGTATTTTAAATTAGAAGTAAATATATTTTTTTGTTCTGGTCTTAATTCTTGGTAATCATTACGGTCTTTTTGTAACGATACTTCTTCTGGTCTCCAAAAGAAACCTAATTGTTGTTGTGTTAATTTATCAAATATAGGATACCTAAATGTATCATACCTTTGAACGGCCAAGTCATCACCAAAAAACATTTGTGCTTTAGTAAAGTCTAAACCTTTTGCTTTATTAAATACTGATTTATTCATATTTTCCTTTTATTATATAGTACAGGATTCACAATCTTCCTGTGTTGTTGCCACTTCATTTATATCTACATCAGGCACGTTATCTTTGAATCCAACTGAATGTGCCGGTTCATCTAAATCTTTCTTACCATCATAAGTATTTTGATAGTAAGAGGTTTTCCAACCATACTTATACGTTGTTAATAAGTCGTTTATCATTACTGATAAAGGTACTTGTCCTGTATCATAATTCTCAGGATTATAAGACCAGTTACCACTAATGGCCTGATCAAAATACTTCTGCATTACTGCTACTATGTTTATATAACCTTCATTAGATTTCATATCCCATAGTAAAGTATAAAAGTTTTTCATAGTATTATAACTTGGAACAACTTGTTTTAATGGCCCTTTCTTAGACTTCTTAACTGACAAATAATCTCTAGGTGGTTCTATACCATTTGTTTCATTAGATACAACACTTGAAGATTCTGATGGCATTTGAGCTGAGAGTGTGCTATGTCGAAGGCCATGCTCAACAATATCCTTCCTCAATTTCTCCCAATTAAATGATAGTTTTCTAGTTACTATTTCATCCACTTCTTTTTTGTAAGTATCAATTGGTAAGATACCATCAGAATATTTTGTACGATTAAAGTATTCACACTTACCTTTTTCTTTTGCAAGTGTATTACTTGCTTTTAAAAGATAATATTGGAATGCTTCTGTTAATTCATCTACTAATTTCCACGCACCTTTTTCATGGTACATTAATTTGTTTTTTGCTAGATAGTGTGCTAGACCAATATAACCTATGCCTAAACTTCTTCTGGCCTTAGTTGATACTTCTGCTGCTTTAACTGGATATTCTTGGTGATCTATAATTTCATCTAACGATCTTACTGATAAATCACATAACTGTTCTAATTCTTCATAATCTCTTAATATACCTAAATTGATTGCTGATAATATACATAATGCAATCTCTCCATCACCATCTATATGTTGTAATGGTTTAGTAGGTAATGTAATCTCTTGGCAAAGGTTTGACATTGTAATTGTATCTTTAAATGATGAATGTGTATTACAATGGTCTATATTCATAATATAGATACGGCCTGTTTCTGCACGTTCTTTTAATAGGCTTTGTATTAATTCTTGTGCTGATATTTTTTTCTTTTTAATAGATGTTTTCTTTTCATATTCTTCATATAACTTATCAAACTTATCTGTACCCCATGTATCATATAATTCAGGTACATCATGTGGTGAGAATAATGTTATTTGTTCATCATTAATAAATCTTTGATAAAATAATTTTGATAGTTGAATTGAATAATCTAATTTTCTTACTCTATTATCTTCTGAACCTTTATTGTTTTTAAGAACTAATATATCAGATATTTCTTGGTGCCATATAGGAAAGTGAACTGTTGCACTACCACCTCTTACACCGTTTTGTGTACAACATTTAACTGTTGCCTCAAACTTTTTAAGAAATGGTATTACACCAGTGTGCTGAACTTCGCCACCTCGTATACGTGAATTAATTCCTCGTATGCGGCCTGCGTTAATTCCGATACCGGCACGTTGTGCAATATATCTTCCGATAGCCATATCACCAGTAAATATACTTGGTAGAGTATCATCAATATCAACAAGAACACAACTAGCATACTGCTTAACAGGAGTCCTAACACCAGCCATAACAGGAGTTGGAATATTAATTTTAAACCTCGAAATAGCATCATAATACTTTTTAACATAAGTCATCCTTTTTTCTTTTGGGTATTTTGAAAATATCGTTGCCGATATCATCATATACATAAACTGTGGAGTTTCATAAACTTCACCAGAGCTTCTATCTTGTACCAAGTATTTGTCTATTACTTGTCTTAATCCAGCGTATGTAAAATTGTAATCTCTTGTGTGATCTATCCACATATTCATACGATCAAATTCTGACTTGTCGTATTGTTTTAATATATCTGCATCATAAATTTTTTTATCTATACATTTTTTAGTATGTTCATATAAATGTGGGTGGTCCCAAAGTTTTCTAAAAATACTTTTTCTTAAACTGAATAATAATAATCTAGCCGCAACGTATTGATAATTAGGAGTTTCTAATGAAATTAAATCTGAAGCTGACTTAATAAGAATCTGTTGTATCTGATCTGTAGTTATACCATCAAAGAATTGTAAACCGCTTTTCATTTCAACTTGTGATGCTGACACGCCTGATATATCTTCACAAGCAAACTCCACCATCTGGTGTATCTTTTCAATATTAAGAGGTTCTTTTTCTCTGGAGTTTCTTTTCTGTACTAAAATCTTTTCAGTTGTCATATACTACATTTCTTCCAGGTGTTTAATTTACTTAATGCGGATAACTTATTGTGTGTATTGTTACTTATAATAGTTTGAACCTCTGGAATTTTCTTACCAGATATAATTAAATCGTTAATATCTTTGCATTTTGTATCATCTGGCCATATAAAAATGTTATAATTCTTATCAATCATTTTATACATACGTTTTACTATTTCTTTATTACGAGGTTCATTATCAAAAATATATGTTACATTTTCTGAACTAACTTTTAATATCAGATCAGCACCTGCTGCTGCCAAACAATTATCTATAAACAAACTATCAATTGGTCCTTCAGTGATGTAAATATGTTTTTGAAAATTTACTCTTTCTAAACCATATACCTTTTGTTTAGTTTCGTCAAGCTTAATTGTTAAATATTTTGGTTGTTCATTACCAAACGCTCTACCTTGGATTGCAAATAAATTACCAGTTGTATCATAGAAAGGTATTATTAATCTTGGATGTTCACCATTAACATTTGTAAATGTATTTGGTTTAATTTTATTAACCAATGACATAAATTCATCTGTATAGTAAAGTATATCAAAAAACTTATCTGGTATCTTTCTTTTAATAATATATTTTTTGGCTGGATGACCATCTGGCAATTCTGATATTGTAGGCAATTCTTCTATAATATTAATCTCTTTAAACACTGGTGGTTTGAAATCAAAGTTTGGTTTAGGTGTTGCTGGTGCTGATCCTTTATATCTTTCTAATACAAATTCATCATGCAATCTAGGATCAATAAACTTGATAAAATTGGCAAGGTTTTGGCCCATACCACAATTATGACATTTAAAGAACATATCATTTTTAACTCTATAGAAATATGCTCTTGCTTTACTTTTATTTTTTTGGGAATCTCCACAATGTGGACATCTGAAATTAAATAGATTATCGTTCTTTCTTTTGAACTTACTCAACCTGGACGATAATAAATTAATAAATTTTAAATCAATATAAGATGACATAACACAAGAACTAATATACTATAGTTTGTGTTGTTTGTCAACCTATTTTATGAACCGAATATACCTAATAGTTTATTGAAATCTTTTGTTATTAAAAATATAACTACAATGGCCGCACCTAAAAGAATCCATCTGGCCTTTTCAAGCATACTAACTCTACTGCCTATATCATTTCGTAATGCTTTTATCTCTGTAAGTAATCTTCGTTCAACTTGATTAATTTCTCTTTGCAATTCTCTATAAACATTATCAATTTCATCCGCTCTATCTTTAATCTTTTCAAATATAATTGCGTCTGTTTTTTCTTGTCTTTCAATTTTTTCTTCGTGTACGGCCAACATAGATTTAATAGAAGATGAAACGTCAGTTAATTTCTCAATAGCCGTATCTAAACGATTATTGATCCCACTAATGTTTTCAAGGTCTTTTTTAATACCTTCTAACTCTACTCTTATATCTAAGTTGTCGTTTTCCATGTTTTCTTCTATCTCTCTAGGAGATGTTTATACAGCACTAAAATAAATTACTTAGTTGTTATACAACACTTTACCTATATTGTACTGTACTATTATTTATGTAAATTATAGACCTAATGGTAATATTCCTGATCTCATCAATATTAATCGTTTAATTCTCCACAATCTTTTGAGTGTCTTTCTTCTTCTTCTATCTTTTTGTTTTCTTATTAGTAACCATTTTTCATTTAATAGATAATATTTTGTTCTATTATCTTCTCTAATTATTCTTTTTAATACTTTTACTAGTTTACGTTGGTGTAGTCTGTTCACTGTTACCTCCCGTTTTAGTTTATATTATATAAATTATTAGTTTATTATTTGATCCTCCTTTTTTGTTACTGAATAGATTGTTACTTTATTAGATTTACCTTTTACTTGTACTTCATCTAATTTTGAAAAATTGAATTTATCAGATACATGATTGAATGTATCTTCTCCAACAACAATCGTTGTGTTGTAGTTCTTACTAACCCCTTCTAATCTACTTGCTAGATTTACGGAGTCTCCAAGTACTGAATAATCAAATCGTTGATTACTACCCATATTGCCTACTACGGCCTTTCCTGAGTTAATACCAATACCTATATTTAGTTTATCTCCAAATTCACCAGAGTCATTTAATTCTTTAAGTTTTTCTTCCATCTCTAATGCTGACTTAATTGCCATCTCTCTATGATTTGGGCAATCTAATGGTGCGTTCCAAAATGCCATAATACAATCTCCCATATACTTATCTATTGTACCACCATTCTTCATTATGATCTCTGTCATTGGTGTTAAAAACTTATTAATTAATTTTGTTAACCCTTGTGGATCAGTTTGAAACTTCTCAGATATAGGAGTAAATCCTCTTATATCAGAAAATAAAAATGTTAATTCTTTTGTTTCACCACCTAGTTTTAATAGTTCAGGATTCTCTTGTAATCTTTTAACCATTTTAGGTTCTAAGTAATGTTCAAATTGTTTTTTAATTTGTTGTTTCTGTAAATATTCACTAATGAATTTTATACCATATGCGTGTAACATTACAAGAACTAATCCTACAATAATTAATGTTGCATCTAGTAACCAAAGATTATGAATATAAAAATAACTAAACAGTGGAGCTATTGCAATAATCATAACAACTCCTGTTACTATACCAACATACACCCATCTACTTAATATTAATAACAATAAAGATAATATAACTAAACTTATTACTTCAACTCCTTCTGCCCAATCAGGCCTTTTAATATTAACTTTATTAATCATTGTACCTATTACTGCGGCCTGTAAGTCTTGTGGCCAAACTGGCCCTATTGCTGTTGCAACTGGATTAACTATGCCTGCTGCTGATACACCTACTATAACTATTGAACCTTTAAAATCTTCTGGTAGATTACTTAATGATACTGATTGATTTTTTTGACTCCAATCTATCCATATTCTACCTAATGAATCTGTATCAATAATACCTATATCGCCAGGCAATCTCATCTTCTCTACACCATTTGCGTTTAACTTAACTTGAAACGTTGAATTGTTTGTTGCAACTCTTAATGTTTCCATAACTAGATTTGGATATAGTTTACCATCTACAGAAACTATTAATGGTAATCTTCTGTTAACACCGTCTATTTCTGGAAATGTATTAGTTGTACCTACACCTACTGCTGAATTTTCTAATAAAGGTATATTGGCAATCATACCAGGATATCTTACAATAGTATTAAGATGTTCTGGCCCTAATACTGCCGAACCTGGTACTTTAGGTTCATTCTTTGTTTGTTGTGCTGGCACATTACTTAATACAACAGGATGGTTTTTCATTACTTCTGCCAACACAGCATCTTTACCATTACGGTCTGGTTCAGGCATTAATACGTTGAATACTACTAGGCCTGCTTTACGTTTGTATAAGTCTTTAATTATGTTACCATATACATCTCTTGGAAATGGCCATTGACCATACTGTTCTAAACTCTTTTCATCTATGTTAACAGTGTATATGTTATTTTGTGTGGCAGTTTTACTTGTAATTAGAGTATCAAAGTATCTTAATCTTACACTTTCTATAAATTTAGGATCATATACTCTTATTGTAAGTATCAATAATAAAGTAATAATTGCTGTCCAAGGATTAAACCATTTCATATGAATATTTATTGTCCTTGTCTAACTGTTGTTGTACCACAACCACCTAGTGTAACACAGTTGGTTGTTATATTATAAGTCTGTCCACCTGTTTGTGTTAAATCTACACCTGCTGAACCACCTATATTGTTAATTACTATAGTTGCTTTGTTTTGTGTATTGCCTGATTGATTTACTGTAGCACTATTACCATTACCATTTAAAGTTAAATCAATATAATGTTGAGCGCCTGTACCTGATTGTGTTGTGCTTACTGTATTATTATTTCCTGTAATAGAATTAAATAATAATTTACTATCACCTGATTGTGTACTTGTAATTGAGTTATAATTTCCACTTATAATATGTTCCATATAATTACCTACAGTACCAACATCTCTAGTTTGTTGAGTTGTTAATGTATTATAACTTCCTTGTAAATCTATTTTTTGATAGTTGTTGCCTAATTGATTTGATGATATAGTTCCATCTGTACTATAACCTTGATTAAGATTAAGAGTATTGTTTCCTGTACCTGATACATTTAAATCTATTAAATTTTTACCTGTGCCACTGTTTTGTCTAATAGTGGTGTCATTATTATTGCCTGATATAGTTGCTGTTTGATTTGTTGTACCTGTAATTTTATTATAATTTCCCGTCTGTGTAATTGTGGTGATGTTGTTATTTCCTATTTGGTCTATATAGATTTCATTGCCATTAGCTAGGGCTGTGGTTCTTCC